CTGAGGCATGGCCGCGACGAAGGCCTTCCAGTCGAGCGGAAGCGTGTCGGGCAGGCCGTAGCGGTTCTTGGCGAGGAATGCCGGGCGCTCGGCGGTGTGCAGGACGCGTTCACCGGAGCCGAGCGCACGGGCTACCTTCTTGTTAAAGCCAACATCGGCCTTCGCGATGGACATGCGGTAGTTGGCAAAAAGCACGACATCACAGTGCTCCTGCAGCAGGGCTGCGGCCCGGGCCTGGAGCTTGATGACGTAGCGGTCGTAGGGTTCGTGCTCGGGGCTATCGAAGCGCTTGATGTCGGTATGGGCGATCTGGACCACCGCCATGCCGCGGCGATCACGCAGGGCGTTCAAGCGGTCGAGATATTCGCGCCAGACCGTAAGTGCCTCGGCATAACCTTTGCCGAAACCAGGTGCTTCGATTGAGGCCCAGCCATTGCGGCGGCAGGTCTCAGCCCAGACCAGCGGTTCAAGCCAGTCCACGCTGTCGATTACAACAGTGCTGTAGGCGTGCTCTTCGTTGAGCAGGGCGTCGAGCGCTTCGACAACATCAGCGTAGCTGGTGGCGAGCGGGAAATGCGGGACCTTCAACATGCCAAGGCCGTCCTCGGTCATAATCACGACGGGAGCGTCGGCCCCGGCAGCAAAGGTGGTTTTCCCGACACCGTGCACGCCATGCATCAGAATGCGGGGCGGGCGCAGCGTGCTCGACGTCTGCAGGGAGGCAAGCGAGATAGCCATTAGTTCGCCCCCCCTTGAGCCATGGCATCAGCCTCGGGCTCGCTGGAGTAAACGGCCAACAGCGGGGTGCCGTCGGCGTGGGTGCCGGCTTCTTCAATGTGATACCGGCGCTGAACCTCGAAGATTTCCGGCAACTCCCAGCGACGGTAGAGGCCGGGGATCCGCTTCAGAGGTTCAGTCGGGATGGCAGTCGTATTGCTCATCAACTGGGACTTTCTGTTTGGGCAAAGACGCTCGGTGCGTCCGAAGTTGAAAGGCCAACGGCGCGCACCGAATGGGACAACGGGGTCAGGATTTTTGTTCTGCATGGTCACGCAGGCGCTTCAGGGCGCGCTGGAACCGCTTGCGTGCCGCCGGCTCTGACAGGCCCAACTGCTGACCGGCCTCGGCCTGGGTGTACCCGTCGATGACCACGCGAAGGACAAGGTCTGCGTCCACGCCGATCAGACGGGTCAGTTCGGCAAGCAGCTTTCCGGGTTCCAGCTCCGGGTCCGAGACCTCGAAAACACCCCCGTGTAGATCGGTGTCGAACTCGTCCTCGACGGCTTGTCGGCCGGTTTCGCGTTTGTGCGCTCGCAGCACGTCGCGTTCGACGTTCTTGAGAATGGTTGCGGCGACCCAGTTGACCCTGGTCAGATCAAGCCCCCGGATCGCTGTGGTGGCGCGGGCGAGAATTTCGGAGGCAAGTTCATCGACCTGGCCGAGGCGTCGGGCGCGGGAGCGCCGAAAGATGCCATCCAGTCCAGGCCACAGCGCAAGCAGCATCAGGGTGAGCGCGCAGTCGCCGGCGCGATCGTCCGATTTGGCGCTCGCGATCAGCCTCGCCAGGATTGTGTTCTTAGTGTCCGCGGGCGCATCGCCGCGATGCAGATGGTCCAGCAATGCCGCCGGATCCGCAAAACGGGTCAATACGCGGTGACAGGTACGAACCGTGGCGAAGCCGCGCTGGAAGTTGAGGGTGGAAGATGATTGAACGAGGTGTTGGTGAAATTCGTGCCACGACGAGGGCATTTGACGCCAGCCTGACGGCCGGGCGTCGAGCGCCTCCTACTGGCCAGATCAGGGCGTCAAGCGCCTCTCGTTTCGGGGATTTTGAGGCGCTTCAGTCGAAGCGCTAGCAAGCCGACTTGCTATTGAGCGTTCCGCATCCGTGGCAGCTCGCGGTGACTGGGTAGCCAACAATGTACTCGCGGCTCTTCTGCACGCGGATATGCAGTTGGTTACCCTGGGTCATACCCAGCAACTTACCGCACTGAGTGCAGCGCCATTCTGCAATGGTTGTAATGTCGATCGTGCTCGAACGGTTTTGGCCGTTGTGACGCTCGGTCCGGTGGTTCATTTCGGGGCTCCATATGTTGAAACTGAAGCCCATAATCAGCGCAGATCTAGGTTCGTGAAAGCACCGTGCCCTGCACAGCGCGCACCTTCTTTTGGACACCGCGCGTTGTCGACTGCATCTAGTACAGCCTCTTATCTCTTAGGAAAATGTACGGTCTCCATGGGAGACGGTAAACTTAGACCCTAAACTTGATTCCGCAGTTTTTCGCGTGGGTTCGGATCCACCCTGCAACGGTCCTGTGGCTCCTAACGGCCGTGCTCCCGTGGTTGTCCTCAAGCCAGTCAACGAAGTGATCCGCAGCCTTTTCCGCGCTCAGAAAACGGGTTCGGTCGGCCGCGAACTCTTTATCAAACTCATCTAGCACCATTTGCTTGATTGACCTGTTTTCAGCGTGGCGAATGTTGTTTTTTGCCGCTGATGCCTCCCGCTTGATTAACTTTTCTTCTTCGACGAGTTCGGCCTTGATCTGCTCTCGGATAACGTCCGGATCGACTGTTGCCGATTTTAGCTCTGCAATCTTCTTTTCGTATTTGTCTTTAATAGATTCTGTTGCCCGGAGCCGCTCGCCATAAGAAACTGCCTCCATAGCCTCCAATAATGCAGTGCATGCCGATGAATCTCCAAGTCTATCGGGTTCATTTTTTGAACGTGGAATATACTTATGTGATATAAAATCATATTTAAATTTATAATCTCTTATATAGTCGTCTAGTTTCGAAAGAGCCATCACTGCGAAATATTCATGCTCCTTAACGGAAGGAACATTGACTTCATCCTGATCGAAAAAAGTGTCAAATCCCTCCTGGAGAGCCTCGATATCGCTAGTGTTTTCTCTGTCTCTTATATTAAATTCTTCGTACGCTTTGTCGGTAAATCCTTCGAAATGACCTTCATCGTCGGTCTCAATATAGAAGAATTTACCTGAGTTTTGTATTTCCTCTTTAGCATTATGCATTTCGTAATCGAAGAATGCTTCGATGATATGCTCTATGTCGGTCGAGATATCTTTAACATTATCTGTACTTCTGCCATAGATAAGCGAACGCGCTCTCCAAGCAATGCCATTTGCGTGATGGTGAGGCCAAATCGGAAGCTGCTCTTTGGTCGGCTCTAAATACTCGAATTTTAACCCCATTGCTCCCTCGCAACGATTCGTGACGATCTACTCGTTCTAGGGAAATCGGCCGCTGCCTGAAATAGAGGTCGACAGGCCGCTGACTAATTGTCCCGTTCCGCACGGGCATCTGGCTTTTCCGTCTCAGCACCATCGTTCGGCACAGCCGGGCGAGAGACGGAGACCCACACGTGAAACGCCCCAATCCGCATCCACCCGGCGAAATGACGCCCGCCCAGCGACGGACTGAGCTGTGCGCCATCCTCGGGCTTGGCCTCGCCCGCCTACACCTTCGAAATGTCGGCCAACTATCTGAAGAAGATGGAGACTTTCCGCTACACTTCGCGCCTGAACAGAGCGGTAGTGCACCTCCAACTCAGTGGAGCAACGCACAATGAAACCCGATCCCGTACTTGCCCGCCTGGCCGCCATGAAGACGGCTCCAGTCGCCGAGCTAAAGAAGCAGTGGCGCGATCTGTTCAACGAGGAGCCGCCGGCCTTCAACCGGCGCTATCTTGAAAGCCGGCTGGCGTACCGCATCCAGGAGCTGGCCTACGGCGGCCTCAAGCAGGAAACAGTCAGGCGCCTGCAACAGATGGGCGAACAGCTCGACGGCGGCAACATTACTACTCGCCGCGTGCGGGCTGACCTGAAGCCGATCGTCGGAACCCGCCTGATCCGGGAGTGGCAAGGCGTCGAGCACACCGTGACCGTCACCCAGGACGGTTTCGAATGGCAGGGGCGCCCTTACCAGTCTCTGTCCGCAATCGCCCGCGCCATTACCGGGTCGCGCTGGAACGGCTGGATATTCTTCGGCCTCAAGGATCATCGGAGGGCAGCATGAACGCGCCTATCACGCGCAAACTGCGCTGCGCGGTCTACACGCGTAAATCATCGGAGGAAGGGCTCGAGCAGGAGTTCAACTCGCTGCATGCCCAGCGCGAGGCCTGTGAGGCCTACATCACCAGCCAGCGTGCCGAAGGCTGGGTGCTGGTCCGCGACCAGTATGACGACGGCGGCATTTCGGGTGGCACCCTTGATCGTCCGGGACTGAAGCGCTTGCTCTCGGATATCGAGGACGGGCTAGTCGACGTGGTTGTGGTCTACAAAATCGACCGCCTCTCGAGATCCTTGATGGACTTTGCCAAGCTGGTCGAGGTGTTCGACCGGAACGACGTGACGTTCGTATCGGTCACCCAGTCGTTCAATACGACGACCAGCATGGGGCGGCTGACTCTCAACGTCCTGCTGTCATTTGCCCAGTTCGAACGCGAGGTGACCGCTGAACGCATCCGCGACAAGTTCGCTGCTTCCCGTGCCAAGGGGATCTGGATGGGCGGCGTCCCCCCGCTGGGCTATGATGTCCAGTCGCGCAAGCTGGTAGTCAATGAAAAGGCGGCCGCCAATGTCCGCTACATTTTCCAGCGGTTCCGTGATGTCGGCTCGGCCACACTTCTGCTGCGGGAATTGAGGGATCGAGGCATCACGACCCGTCAAGGCAAGACGATCACCAAGGGCTACTTGTATCGCCTGCTCGCCAACAAGGCCTACATCGGCGAGGCCGTCCACAAGGGTAACAGTTATCCCGGCGAACATGACCCGATCATTGATCAGGAGCTCTGGGACGCTGTGCGCGCCATCACGAAGGAAAGCCCGCGGACCCGGGCGAATCGTGCGCGCGCCAATACGCCTGCGCTGCTGAAGGGGCTGCTCTGGGGTTCGGATGGCGGGGCGTTTTCACCGACCCACTCCTGCAAGAACGGCAAGCTCTACCGCTACT